ATCATGTACGTATAGTTGCATAATTGCATAATGTATTACCTTCAATAGATCTTTTCTCGAATCAGAGGTAGAACCTTTCTTGCCGTATCTCTGGGCATACTTCATGACGTTGCCCATACAAAATCCAGTACCATGGCCGGAATCTATAATAAATTCAGTAGCTTGAAACCTATTTTGTGAGTAGTGTTGACTGTAAGTATTATTAATATACTCTAATAACTCATTAATGTACATGCCTTCATTGTACTTGTATTCAAATTTTGGCATATTAATATTGATCGATTCAGGTGCTCTAGCACCAAACATCGGTGTTGAGAGCATATTTAATTTATTGATATCTTCAACTGTAAGAGGTTTAATTTCATCGGCTTTAAGTTGCATTTTTAACTCCATTATATAAAATCGCTTAATCCACTCATAATTATGTTGTTGTATTCTAAACCTTGCCAATGAGGATAGTGCTCGCGCGATAGGTGTACTGACTTTGGCTTTTCCATAAACTTAAAGTCTAGTTGACGCCGCTCATTAAGCATGTGACGATTCCAACTGTATAGCTTCACCTTATTAGTCTGTTGCTTCTCACACTCTGTTATGAATATTTTTCTAATTGCAGATCTCTCTTCCCATGAACCATAAAATGGAGTACCCTTATAATATCCTGTTTTTGGTAGTTTACGAGATGGATCCTCTATAGGTAGAGGCTCATATATCTTGACATTAATATTAAGTTCTTTTGCTTGTTCAAAGTATCTCTGAACCAATTCAATTGTAGCATTGGCTGGAGTTGCTTGTCTCATTAGATGATGTCTGATATCGATGTTACCAAAATAGAATTCTATATTGTCATACTCTATATTTGGAATTGGAAGAAATGACTTGAGGCCTTGCTTGAGAGCTCCGTGAAGTGTTTTAAATGGAACAGAATTAATCATCCAACCAGGTCTATACATCGATATGGCGTGGCTATCTCCTACTGCTGCATTTCGATATATTGATAATTTATTGGGATCAATAACAGGAGCATTGATCATTCGCTTAATATTTTCCCAATCTACTTGATGCCACTTAGGATCTACGTTTCCAGCTTCCATGCGCTTTACTACCATCTGATAGTAGTCAGGAAATGGAATGATCAGCGAGTAAACCTCGCCTTTAAATTTTGACAAGTTAATGAGATTATCTATAATTGGGCTATCAGATAAACCACCAAATAAATTTAGAGTTCCACCCCAATCATTGCCGTGATATACATATAGGATATTGAATTTATTAAAATCAGAATGATAATTTTCTCCAGCAGTATTGACTGTGATATCTACTCCAGATTGTTTAATTTGATCTGCATAAATTATAGCCTGCGCGGCACGGTGTGATGCGATTTTATTAGATATTACTGCAAATGGGGATGCCATCAACGCTTTCATAATATAATACCTTTACCAAAATACCGATTCAAATATAATTATAATACACATTTTGATTAATGTACATAGTTATTTTGCTAGATTTTTGTCCCAATCTCTGAAAGATTCAACTGTATTATATATATCCAGATTCTGGAGAACTGGCTCTGCACCAACATTCCACATTAATATATTTTCTCCCGTATTTTTAGGAATATACTTCCACACTTTCGCATCATATGTGGATATACTAGGGAATGGAGGCATATTGTTAGGATGCTCTTCTGTTGTAAAATCAAGAGGTTCCGATATGACCTTAGCTCTTCCTAATTCCCCAGCCTTTAGATTGCGAGCCACTGCAATACATGTAAACTTAGCTTTTGGCCATGCGATTTGAAGTGCTCTAGTAAGTACTCCAGTTGATATGGCTACGTAGACGTGATCGGGAGGATCTATCATTGAAGCAGTGTGTATAATAGCTGCAGTAGCTAGTTCGTGCTTTAATCCAAGCGGAACGAAAAAAGCGTTATTTGAATCTGCCCATTCCTTAGCATACTTATTGAGATTTGGCATAGCTGCTATGCGCTTAAATATAGGAATAGCGCCTTGCTCAATACAACATGCCTGGTGAAGGGATATCTCCTTCGAAGCTGGCATAAACAACACTACTTTTTTATTCCATCTCTTAGCTGAATCTAGTATTGAAACTCCAGCTAATCCAGTGCGTGGTTGAGAATAGACGATAGTATCATGATTTATCTTTGACATGAGAAGATCACCAGCGCGAGCCTTAGTACCTACTATAGTATCATCTCTTAAAACTCTAACGCCGTCATGCACTGTCACTAGTGGAATTGGGTTATAAGGATTCCATCCCTCAGCCATTTCAAGATAATAGTCTCTAGCCTCTTCATAAGAGGAACCCGTCCAGATTATAGAGTCCTTATTAACGCCGTCGATAACGTGATTATCATGAGACATATGTATTTGTCCTAAGTGACCAATTTTTTGGATATACCCAATCATAGGGAATCTGTTTAGTCGTGTGCTTTATTCCATTTGTAATAGCTATGTGTTTATAGAAGAAGCACAACTTATCTTCGAGATTTAGAAACTTATGAGTATGAATAGGATTATCACTGTGATTATAGAGGTAAATCATCATGTCCATAAATTGTTGACACGACTTATTCGCCGAAATATATGATCCATCCTCTGATACTTCGTACTTTACCTTACTCATTAGTGATGGGCAATTAAATACTTGAGAGAGACCATCAAAGAATCCAGTACCTCCGTGAAGAAAAGAGTCGGGATCTACCCATTCGGGATGACTCATAGCTACATGTCTAGCAGCATTCTTGCACGGATACATCGCGTTGCGGAATCCTTGTTCGGTAGTGAAGTGCTTGTTCAATATCTTAGCGAACTCCATCATTGTGTATGGCCTGTTCTTACCGACCAAGACGTGACTAAGAGCTTTTGCTGCTTTTTGAGGACCGTAGAGGAGCCACTCTTCTACTTTAGTTCCCTTAGGATAATAGATCTGAAAGAGGTCAGACCTGCACGGGCGATTACCCTCATAAAAATAGTCTCTAAGGCCGGTGTTGTAACCAGCTGCCCAAGCTTTAAATGTAAGCCAGTGCTCATTAGTAAACGAGAATAAGAGACAGGCGTGAAGCACCATCTCTGGATCATTGTTCTTGGATATTTCCTCGACAAAAGGACACTCGTGCCAGTGAAGTCGGTGCGAGAACTGCTGATAGTTATCTCTTAGGAGAGAATCCTCTCGCTTGTCATATGCTCTGCAAAATTCAAAGAATTTCTGTGTTCTATCTTCCTGAGACCAATCTTTCATCCAACTCTCCGTTGGCTTTCCATTTTTTCCAATGGATGCTGTAGATAGATTAGGATACTTGATGTCATGCGTAGTATCAGTTATGAACTCAGCTAACATATTCTTTTACTCTCTTCTTATACTCTTCTACTGTAAGTCCAGCTTTCTTGATTATATAGTCATCTGATGGATGTGCAGTCATTCCGTTAAAGGTGGCAACGAGATTAAGTTCGAGCATAGCCTTTTGTCTGCCGTACGGGTGATCCTTAATCCTGCACGATGACCAGACTCCGTCGAAGTCCAGATGATTGTAGTGCGCGCCGGGTCTGACGTAGTTTTCGACCCACCTGATGAAGTCGCAACAAACGTCTTCTGCGTTGTACGGAAGGGAATTGGTGTCGGCATATATCTTCTCCATAACTCTATCTAAGAATTGATCTTGATTCATTTTTATAGTGGGTTTTGCTAGGTAAGATATGCATTCCCTAGCATTTGTCCCGTAGTAGAACATAGACTCTCTATTAACATATTGAGGATACCAATCAGCGATATCGGCTATAACTGCCGCGTATTGAAATTGGTATACTCTAAGGCCATTCTTTCTATTCCATTCAAACATGTATTCGCCAATTTCACGTAGATCTTTCCTTATATTACTCTGCTGAAGCCATTCAGCCATATCCCTAGCTAAGCGCGGCGCAAACTCAGAGAGGTAGTAGTCTCCGCCTTTCTTGTAAATAGATCCAACTGGAGGTTTAGGAAATGCAGGAAATTGATATCCTATTGATGTATAGAAAGAGCGATCATAGTTATTCAGCATGGTTACCATGTCTTCTATAGTCTTAGCATTATTCAAGACAAATAGGATTGTATTATGATAACCAGATGGCTGAGTAGCATAGTTGATGGCAGATCCACAAACACGATGCAGGATAAAAATATAGAGCCACTCTGGAAGTGAAAAATCTGCGTGCTTTCCAGTCCATGCCTTAGCTACCGTATCACGTTCCCTGGTAATTTTACCAGCTTCCATCTTCTTCCAATATGGGTGCTGCTCTGTCCATCCATAAAAACAGTCATTAATAATCTGAGAGAACCCAGCAAGTTTTCTCTCTACTACATCGTACAGTGTTACGTAGTGAAGTAAGTCATCACCCATATTAGACTTTGCATGCTCTATCATTCCATATGGTGGCTTAGTAGAAGTATTACATTTTTCCTGCTGATATGCTGCTAAATTGAAGTATCGAATAAACTCGTCATAGTATTGCGTAGTTTCAATCATTCTTATAATCCACAATTATATTTGTAGCGTCAATCACATATTTTGTATCTGCATTCATTCTAAATGCTTCTACTCCAGCCTCTTCAAACATCTTCTTTGTATTTTTATAAGAATTTTCCCAGGAAGAATTGATATCAGTAGGATGACATATGAATACGCGCTTGATACCTACTTGAATAACTCCCTTAGCGCACTCAGAACATACAGGAAGTCCATACACGTAGAGGTCTGCGCCGTCTAGACTTACTCCATTTAGTGTAGCATTGTATATGCAGTTCTGTTCTGCATGAACAACAAACTTATACTTTTCTTCTCTATTATTAAGACGCTGTTCTGTATCTTCTACGCCTCGAGGAAAGCCATTATATCCTTGTGAAAGGATCTGTCCTTTTACACCAACAGCCACGCTACCTATCTTAGTACTTGGATCTTTAGACCAAGAAGATATATGCTTTGCTAAATCGAGATATTTCATTGTCCAATTATACGACAAGGTCAAAGTGCCTTTCATACACATGAAGACTGCCGACACTCCAGTGAATGTCACCCATATCAATGTTTAAATCGCTTGATAACTTGTTTAGAACCGTTTCTTGCCATGCAAAGTCATTCTTGTAACCATACACGACGTCGTTAGATCGCATCTGTACAACACAGTGTAACTTATTATTGCGAATAAGGTACTGCACTGCATTAGTGCACATAAAATCAGATCGACCATTCTTGTTATAGTCTAGCCACATATTAGGGCGAGTATAGATCATGGTAGCACGTCGAGATTCCGGATTATGCTTGAGTTCTTCTAGTACATTGTGATACTGCTCGTAGTTGTCCGGAGACCAGATACACCAACCATAATTGGAATTAATCCAACCCTCAGAGTCAGATACTTGCTTCCAAATAGCGGGTGGACCACCTGGAATATCATTGACATTAAGAGACTGAGACTCGTACCACATAAGCTCGCGCATCACATAGTCATAGTTAACATTGCCAAAGATAGCTGGCTTATCGGCGATGAACGAAGCATTGATGATTTCAAGCATCTTAGCACCGCTCTTGTCAGTGACATACATCTCGCGTTCTTTGAGAAGTTTAAAAGAAACACGAATATCGTCGATGGAGTTTCTAGTATGCATCACTTAGCCTTTCGATTTAAGAAGTCACGAGTTGTGTCTTGGCCATCGATCTTGCCGCGAGAATATGAAACGAAGAACGAGCAATAGTTTGCTAGATCCTTTGCAGAGTCTTCGAGTGATTCAAAGTTGGGAGTATATTCTGGATCATACTGCATTGCTTCGATGACAGATCGCATGCGAAGCATCTTTGCTTGCATGATTTCAAATATGGTTAAGCAACCAGACGGATAGTAATCTGATTGCTTTATCGATGAATTTGGATTTTGATAGTCTCTAGCTTTTTTACGCTGCAAGTCTATGCATTCTTGAAGTACTCGAACAGACTCGCGATCTTGATCAGTAATATTTTCCATATCCAGGTTCCTCAAATTTTACATTGGTAAAGTAGCACTCGCCGTCTTTCATAGCAATTCTATGACTATAGTATGGATCAGCATTCTCTCTCTGTGATGGAGTCCAATAGCGTTTAAATGTCTTAGCATTAGCTACTAAGTAAAAGCCAATCTCAAAGTAATCGTCATAATCTTTTAATCTTCCTGAAACAAAGTAATCGACAATATCAGTGTTATCAAAGAAGGTCTTCAGATTTTTATGTGAATAGGAAAACCAATTTTGTGTATCGCTGTTGTTCCAACGCTTGTGTTCAAATGTATGATTTATATTATTATTTGCATCATTGTACACTACATCATATGCATAGGTATGTTTATCTCTATGATTATGTTCCTTGAGCGACATCGATAGATTTGAAGATAGTGAAGCCAACGCAAACTCGCTGGCCATATTTTTTGTATGGCTGTATACTTGAGCTCTTGTGCGCGGTGTTGCTTTAGTCTCAATGTCGCGAGAATATATCTGATCTGTTTTTTTATTTAGATACTCCATCAATTCCGGAGTTTTTTGATATCTAAAGCTTTTACCTGTTAAGATTAACTGGGCATAATCAGAGAGTGTCATCATTAGTCCTCAAAAATCTTAGAAACTAATCCGATATTATCTTCGTGAGAAGGAGCAACCCAACCGACTGGCTTAATTAGATCTGGCAAACCCAGTGGATTTGGCCTCTCTGGTTTTATTCCAGCTTTCTTTTTCATATTAGCTATTAGGACTTCGTCCCATGCTTTATAGCTATCTACTCCAAATCCATCCAAAGTACCAATGGCTACAACGCATAGATCAATCAACGCATCTACAATATCGGCTGCATTCTCTGCTGTGCGAAGTTCGCTCAGTTCTTCCTCAAGGAAAGAGATGCGAAAGCTCATGAACTTCTTGAGAGTTTCTTTATCCATATTCTCAATGATAGGATGCACATTGTAATACTCGTGCATCATGGCAATATCATGTACCCAATCTTTACTCATTAATCCACTCCGGTTGTTGGCGTTTAGTCCACTTATGCAGCTTTGATTTTCCTATCTTATAATAGTTTCTATAATTTGTACATGGTTCATTAGAAATTTTATATTCGTCTGCCATGCAAGACGGCATAGGTGTCCAGTCATAGTCTTTCAAATTCTTTGGGGGAGACTGAAGGTAGTATCCCATGTCATAACACTTATGCTTTTTTTCGTATCGATAGGTATACTCGGCCAGAAGACCATAGAAGTGGTCTAC